GCGTCAGTGGCATACCTCCGACTAGGGTCCAGGCGTTACTAGCAGTCGTGGTTGTAGTAAAGATCATGTCTCTCCCAGTAACTCTGATCCCATTGGGAATTGGAACTACCCGGGCTTCCAACCCCGAAATAGTATTTCCAATGGAAACAGGCGCCTGTGTCATCATCGACACTGGCGCGACCGGCCGTTTCCGAGCTCGCGTCATAGCTCGCGCACGGTTATTCACCGGCGCCTTCGCTGGTGTCGACTTCGCACCACGGTTCTTCGCAGATTTTGCTCTATTCCGTTTCCTTCCAGCCATGGGAAGTTATAGAATGGCACGCTAGCGTCTGCTGGATGCAGAGGCTGGCTCTGGATACTATGTGAGGGATCTCGACGCACTTGTTTCCCACTAGATAAGTAGAAAACAGCTAAACCGATACCAGCGGCTATACCCACTCCTAAACCTAGGACTGGGTTTGCTATGAAAGCAGCTTCTGTGCCTTCACCCACTACCACTAAAGGACTATAAGCCTCAGCCTCGACAGCTGAACTGAGTGACTCTGCGTACAAAGACGCGTTTCGCTGCACGTTTACCTCAATAACGTCTGCCAACTCCGCTCTGTTAGCGCGAATTGCTTGTCTAGTCAACGATTCCTCGACAAACCCAATAGGGTCGCCAAGTCCCGGATAAGCCTTAGCAACGCGATAAGCAGCTACGAATTCTGGACCTGCGTTATAAATTTCAGGTGGCACTTGTGCAGAATAAGCACTCATTATTCAGCTAGATTTTGACCTCGCTCACCAACGAGGCCATCCATGTAATCAAACACCCTTTTCCTAAGTGGGCGATCCAGGTGTCGCAACTCCGCACGTAGCGCGTCAATTAGCTCTTGCGAAATGTCCTTGTTAGAGACAAAGCGCGCGAGCATCTTAGCCCAATTCATCGGCTTTGCACACCGACTATTGAACTGGTGAGAGCAATTCAAATGATTCAACTGCGTCATCCTTTACAGGGCACAAGTTGTACATTCCCACAGTTTTGCCCAAAGACTCGTATAATTGAGCGCCAGTCTTACCATCTCTAGCAATATCAACCTCAACAGAGTCATCCCCCATTGCCATTACCCACGTCAACTCATTATTAGTGAGAACATAGTGATCGAAAACACGGCAACGAGAGTTGGTGGATGAAGTCAAGTAACTACCGGATTTCATCAATCCACGATAGACTTGAGCTCGCATTTCACCATCCGAGAAGGAAAATACTGAACTTGATAGAGCTAGAATTCGATTCCTCATAGCCTGTACAGTGCACGAATGCAAACCGCGAGCGAGCTTGACTCGAATTTCGAGATCAGCTTCAAGCTCCCAATCCTGCACAGACCAGTCCCACCCTGAAATATCGGCTTCGGCCAAAGGACCGATACCACTGGCGAGGCGCGCACTTTGAAACACATTGCGCGTCATCTCATCAGTCAACCCGATACCAGGTTTCGACGGGATATGCTCCCAGAGTGAAATCTCCTTCCGATTTTGAACGCCAAACAGGACTCGCTCAACCAATTGATCAATCAGAGATACACTTGAGATCAACCGGAAGCGTTTACTCACAATCTTCGATATTTTGTGAGGCTCCTGTTTGACAAATAACCTGACGGGGTCACAAGCTCCAATCAACACTAACTCTTCAGGCGAGTAACCAGAAAGGTCTCTCGAGCCTAAAAGAATCATTCTCTCCAACACTGCACCTACAATGAGACTCTCATAGGACTCCCGCACTTGCGCATTCTCCTTGCCTAAAGCAGCGAGGGGCACGCCAGGTGAGCCCTTGGGATTTATTGAGTTCCAGAGGTCGAACCTGATTTGAGATTCAAGTTCTTCTCGGTTGAAGGTTCTACAGGCAGCACTCGCTTGTGTGGCGGGGTATAGCTTGCAGACTTTGTTGATTGTTGAAGCCCAATTGCTTGGTCTTTGGGCTCGCTTGAACCTAGTGGCTTGGAACTCGAGACTCGCTTTCTCCGCCTCCGGGCCGACTTCGGGCCATCCCCAGTCACAGAGTTCTGGGAATTTGGACTTGGCTTGTTCGAGTCTCTCGGAGCTTCTTTGCTTGGCTCCCCTGAAGATAACCGCTGTCTTCCCACAATCGCGGAAAGGCATGCCTCTGCCACTCTCCGATCCGTTGTGGAATCGATATTGTCCAAGATCAAAGAGAGTGCTTTGGCAGGTTGCTTCTTGTAGTCTAACCCCTCCCACTGGGTCGACTCCTGGGGTGCCCCCTTTCGGGGGCTCAGCCCGTTTAAATTGCTCGCGCTTTCAAGAAAGTCAGGTAAGTCAGACTCCATCTCAGTCATTTCAAACCAAGATCTCATCTTGAACTTTGATTCCTGGGCTCGTAGCGTATCAACCGCAAAATTGTGGTCAGCCAACGCCACAGGAACCCCACCTATCTTGATAAGTTCATAGTCACTTTCGTCATAGTTCTCCATCATTTCATCATACGTGATGGCCTTGCTGCCAAAATTGCCTAGTGGCGACTCACTAAACAGGAAAGAAAGAATTGTGACAATCTCATTTGTTCGAACAAATTCATTCTTCGACCCGTTATGTCCAACGTGAATGCCAACTACCGCGCCCTCACACAGAAGTGGAGTGCCAGACCATCCCGGTTTAGAGGAGGCCAGGTGCAAACCTTTGCTCTTGGACAAGCTGGCTATAGCACCAGTAGTAAACGCCAACTTACCGTTAACATCACCAAACATATTAACAACAGAACCAACGGTTGCTGTCTTAGACTTTACCGCAGTAATCCCGGCGCTACTCCAGAGGCCTGGGGGAACTGCAACTACGCAAAGATCTAATCCATCAACAGGTACGATGTTGACATCAGTACGATTAAATGGTATCCTTACTCTGCCATTTCCAATGCTGACCTCGCCCATACATCCTTTAAGAACGTGCAACGCAGTCACAAGAAACGTGCTTCTTCCAATTACCATCCGTGTACCCATGCCTTTCACCTCTTCTCCATCATAAATGTACACCACCCCTTTTGGGAGCAGATTAGCTTCATGATACATACTCATAGACAGCTGCAACTCTTTTGCAGGAGGAGCTGTCTTATTGAGAAGATTCATTCCACCCAACATTTCCAGAGATAAGGGAATCCGTAACTCAACTCCACCATAATACACCGGAAGATATACCTGGTTTGTTGCGAAATCACACCCTATAGAGCCCGCTTCGACATACACAGACCGTTTCTCAACGACTGGTGTTTTGCGAGAGCTCCACTTTCTTTCATCTAATTTACGCAGGATGAAAGAAACCAGGAGCCGGAATGTCAGGTATACAATCAGGGATAAAAACACA